AAGACATCACCAGCAAATATAATCCTAGAGTCTTGTCCTACCCTAGTTATTATACTATCTAACTCATGGAAGTTCAAGTTCTGTGATTCATCAACCAATACAATAGCATTGTCTAATGTAGTACCACGTATGAATGAGGTAGACCAGAAAGATATAGTCTCTTGATGCTTGAGGTTTTCATACAACATATCAAATGCATTATCATCGGGCATCTTAAACATGTTCTTAACCATGTTCTTGTATGGTATCTGATATAGTAATGCCTTATCATCATGGTCACCAGGTAGGAAACCAATCTCTCTTGTAGATACTAATGACCTAACAATATATAATTTCTGATATGGATTGTTGTCTGATAGTATGTCCTTGAGTGCAAGATACAATGCAACGAATGTCTTACCTGTACCAGCACAACCATAAGTGAAGAGGTTCTTACCCTTATCCCACTCATCATACATCACCATCTGATTCTCAGTCAGTGGTGTGATATCAAGGAGAAAATTCTGATTGATAGGTTTCTTTCTCTTCGCTGTCCTCTTGGTAGGTTGTCCGTTAGCTTTAGTAGTAGCCATTACCAACCCCTCACTCGTGAACCAGGTTGTTTCTGAACTTTATTCTTCATAATATCTGCCCATCCTGGGTGTGTTTTACTCATTTTATCACGCCATTCTCCTACCTCACCGACACCAGCACAACCTTTAGACCAGTCCTTATCCCATTCAGGATTGTCCTTCTTCCATTGGTCGTACTCTTTCATGGACATGACGAGTTCTTTAGTCTCTCCTGTCTCTTTATGTTTTAGTGGATATGTTGGCATGTTAGTAGTATTTGTGATCTTTGTTGTTACTTGTTAAAGCATTCTCATTCATAACAATATTAAAACTGAGACTGATTCTATCATGATCGGTCTCATTAGCTTCAGTAGAGTGGTCTAGAATAGATGGCCATAAACCAAGTACTCCATTCTGTAGTTTGATACTCTGTTCACCACCACGTGTTGTTAATCCATAGATAAAGTTACCTACGAAATATCTGTTGGGACTGAGAATTTTAATTCTACCATCCTCTCCATTAGTATCAAGATAATATACTCCAGAGATATCACTATCACCATGATTGTGATGTGGTGCATACATCCCCTTCTTTGTTCTAGTGAACCAAGACTCGGTTATAGTATATTCATTCTTACCATCCCAATGAATCCCCATCTGTTTATCATTGTGCATAGTTGTTTGACTGTGCTCGATAGAATGAATATAACTTTTAATAGAATGATCTAAGAAAGCAAGAAAATACTTGCAACTATATGCTTGAAGTAAGCAACCTCTAAAAAAGTTACCCTCCTTATCTGTACTAACATCATGAGCATCAGGACAAAAAGGTAGGTGTTGCATATTTATCTTATTATATACTCCCCATAATTCATCTTGTATCTCATCTAGCTTTTTACCATCAGCTCTAAGAGTATAAATTGGTGTTGGAAATATATGATTGAGACCCATTATCTATACCTCTTAGAGATGATAAGTTCTCCTAGTACATGTAGTAATCCTTGCTTGAATAGTTGCCAGAATGTTTTACCAGCATCACCATCAATCTCATCAAACATATACATATTCAACCTGAAAGCATAGTTCGCTTCTACTATTATAGCATCAACGTCTGCCTGATCGCAAGGTAGCCAGTCATTAAGTACACTCCTATAGGATTCTTTAAACCCTTTCTTGTCTGTGATCTCAGGGAACTCATAGAAATCTAAACCTCTATCCTGTAAACCCATAGCATTCTTAGCAATACCTTTAAGTATCTGACCACCTGATAGGTCACCCATGTACCTAGTGTAATGGTGTCCTACCAATAGTCTAGGTGATTCATGTGCTACCTCATGGATACGAGCAACATATCTCTGTGCCTGTTCTGTAGGACGTATAGTATCCTTCCAGTTATCACCATAGTACCACTCAAGATCTTTAATCAATGCATCCTTTCTTGCTAGACCATTTAATCTAAGAGGTCCAACGTAAGGATCATCCTTAAGATTCTCCATCTCAGACTCTAATGCTTGATAGATGAAGTAGAAGTTAGCAACCAACTGACGATAGTTCATTTCATCTACACATCCCTTAAGGAACTGTCTAACGAAACCAGTGTTCTCAGCCATGGTGTGAGACTTCTTAGTCCCTTGCTTCAACTGCATTGCAAAGTCACTTACAGCCATCCTAATGCCTCCGATACTATTGGGAACTGTTCTTTGAATACTGACCTAACCTTCTCTGCTATGTCCATGTGTTCCTTCTGGGTTCCATGTGCAGAACGTAGATCAATATAATGTACCCATGAGCGTACACTACCTGTCATATATAACCGAGTCGGTGTAGCAAGAGGTAGTACAAACCGAGCACACTCCTTAGCAACACCATCCTTTAACATGTTTTGATACAAACTCATTCCTTGCTTGAAATGTTGTTCCATCTTTCTATTATAATGATTGATCTTTCTCTGATCCATATCATCAGTAGAATTCTGACGGTTCTTTAAGTCTTGTCTACGTAGTTCAGGCAAAGGAATCTCATCAGCAAGCAGACTACTATCAGCATACCGTTGTGAAAACTCTTGGTATGTAAATGATCTATGCCTTAGTATCTGTGCTGCTAGACCCCTTGTGGTTTCTATTTCCACCGTCATGTGTGCTTGCTCGAAGACTGACCAATGACCATGCTTTATGCAGTACTTTAGCAATCCACTGACGTTTGGATTGTCTTGGTTCTTTGGGTTGCTGACTCTCGCCACGTAACCCATTGTCTCCTCTGCCTTCGGGGTGACTGTTACCAACTTCACTTGTTGCATAATTTTTCTTCAGTGATTTCCTTATTAGTTTCGCATACTTGACCTCATCCTTAGTATACCACTCTGGATGCTTTTTTGCAAGCTTTATTATTTTCTTTGCTGTTTTCCTCGTGTCCTTTCTCTGACTCTCTTCCACCATTATTCTATTCGGACGTTACTAAGTATTTATGCTCGACTTTTTACACAAAAAAATCTGGGAAAAAAATTTCCCAGATTCATAGAAACCAAAAGTGAAATTTGGTTTAGCTCTTAGAAGCGAACTTGCGTTCTACTTTGATCCCACGATACATTAGATCATGGTTTCTCTCTTGAGCATGTGCTTGTACCATCTTGCGGTACTCTTCAGAGTCATACTTGACTCCACGGTAAGTGACTTGTGCCATTGGCTTGTCCTCGGTTAGGGTGGATGAGACCCGTTCCTTCAGTCGGCATATGCGTCCCAATTACATCCAGATTCGGTTGCATCCTTGACTGTCTGAATAACTTCAGCGTCAGCGACTTCACCGTACTCACTTCTAACATCACCAATGAGTTCTTGTGCTTGATCACAAGTCAAGAGACTCATGTTAGCGAACATTAGACTGGGCAATAAGAAATGTATCATGGGATGAACGATCCGTTCCGTGTCGGCTTACTTGCGACCCTTTTGGGTTGAACGATTGTGTTAATAATAACACATGTATAGTATGTAGTCAAGTGAAACCGTGTAACTTGATACAATTTTACATTCTTTTAAGATTTGAACTATCAGTAAGTTTAATATTACCTGCAATAGTGTGACCTTCATTACCAGGTACAACCATGTGTGATACCCACGAAGGGAATAGAACCATGTTACCTGCTTCAATCTTAGGTTTCCAAACTGTATTAGATGGTCCAGTATCAACATGACTTTGATTCTGAATCAAATCATTCGCTGGATTAATAAAGACAGTATTTGATGTAACGTCTTCATATATTATGAAACTCCACTGAACCTTTGGATGTATGTGTGCAGATTGATAGTCTCTCTTAGTATATCTATTCCTCCAAAGATCTACAAACTTCATAGTACTCCAAGGATCACCAAAACTAGTAATAGCAGGTGCTATAACACTACGAAGATATGCATAGGTTTCATCGGGAACCTTTTGATGTCTGTATGTGGTTTCCAATCCACTTTCAAACGTAGGTTTAAAATCCTTACTTTGATAAGGTACTTTAATCTTATCTAATTCTACTGGTATGATAAAGAAAGGGATCGGGAAAGCATCAATCCTCTTCCACTTGTCCTTCGGGTGGTTTCTGTGGTGGTTTTCTTTTTCTAGTCTTTCTCTTTGGTGACTCTGATTTGTTTGCATTCATCCACCTCCTGGGGTCAATAGTACCAGCAGACTGTGTAAATTTTTTAAAATCTTTTTTATACTTATCATAGTAATGGTCAAAGATATCTACTGCTTTAGTAGAGATAACAATATCATGTTCTAGTTTTCCTTCCACCTCATACTGAACTAGGTAAGCAGTGTAGGGTAATGCCCTATCGTCTGCTAACTTTGGATCACATTTTTCGTGGAGTATTTGCACAGTAGTATTCAACTTCGGTTGCCCCATACTATAGCAGGAAATGCCTCAGATACACAAGCTTTGGTAATCTTATATCGTTTACCAACTTTCTTATCCTTAGCAAGGATTAAAGTCTCTGCTTCACCAGCAGTTAATCCTTCTAACATTTGAACAAACATCTGTTCCCTCTTTGCCTGAGAAATCTTAGACCCACCCTTAAAGAAATGGTACAGTAATCTATACTCTTTCTCTAATACTGTATGTTCTGTTCCTTCAGGTGCTTCATTAGGTGTGTAAGGTACTGCACCTTCTGGTAGCATAGGAATGATGGATTCATCAAAGTTAATTATAAGAAGAGATCTTAGTGCTTGAGTGTTAAATTTTTGAAGCAATGCAATCTTTTCCTTCTTAGTCTTTGCATTAGATACTTTTTGTAGTACCTCATTCATCAGCAGTTTCATCTAGTTCATCCTCATTAATAAATTTCACAGTTAGTAGTTCTTCGTTCAGCATTATGCCGTTTTCATCATACATTTCAGGGTGGTATGCATTTACTTCATCTCGTGACCACATGTAGTCGTGAACAAATTGCTTCCCATTCCATCCAACTATAATTCCAACACATAAAAATAGAAATGATAAAGTTGCTGAAACATAAATCATTGTAGTTGTATCCATTGCTAGCTCCCTTCTTGTGGTATCTTCTCCCACCTAAGTTCTAGAATGAATCTAAACCTTCTTTTAAGGAGGAGAAATGTTGAATCATAACCCAGACGTTTTAAGACTGGGGAAGCTTTCTTCTTCCTCCTTAACATTAGCTCTGTGCCTTTATTTATCTCCTCAGTCAACACATTGTCCCTCCGATAGGTAGTGTTTTCTAGTAAAGACTGCTCGTTCTTCTGTAGTCATTGGTTTACCTGATGTAATCAGACCATTTTCTACAAGAAACTTAGCAGTTGGTACTAAACCTGGAAATTCTACACCATCTATAATGACGTAGGGAAATCCATTAGCACTTGGATATTTTTCAAGGAATTTTTCTCTTGTGATATGCTTACCAACTTTAATGAAGTTAGTATCATCATCAACACCTGCTCGGAAGAGAAGTTCTCTAAGATGAGTACAATAAGTACATCCCTTGGTAATGTATGCTTCAATCTTCATCGTATCCTTTAATAGTTTTCCAGTCTCTATACATCTGACCGAATATCATTCCTTCATGAGACATGATCTCTCTACCTTCAAGAAGTTCTACCTGTTGTTTAGATAGTTCCTTCCTCTTAAGTTCAAGATAATCCTTCTCCCAATTAGGAACTTCCTTGATCCATTCTCTAGGCATAAAAAATGAGGGGTTTTATCCCCTCATTCTATCACACTGTTGGAAGAACGTCAACCAACAGAAGGAGCAACAAGTGCAACCTCAGATGTCTCAGCAGATGCTAAGTCAAGTGGGAAGTTGTGAGCGTTACGCTCATGCATTACTTCCATACCTAGGTTCGCTCTGTTTAGAACGTCTCCCCATGTAGGAACAACCTTACCAGATGCATCAACAACCGACTGGTTGAAGTTGAATCCGTTCAAGTTGAACGCCATTGTACAGATACCCATTGAGGTTAACCATACACATACTACAGGGAATGTAGCAAGGAAGAAGTGCAGTGAACGAGAGTTGTTGAATGATGCATACTGGAAGATCAAACGACCAAAGTATCCATGAGCAGCAACTATGTTGTATGTCTCTTCTTCTTGTCCAAACTTGTAACCGTAGTTCTGTGAATCAAGTCCAGTTGTCTCTCTGATTAGAGAAGATGTAACAAGTGAACCATGCATCGCAGAGAACAAAGCACCACCAAACATACCAGCAACTCCAGCCATGTGGAATGGATGCATCAGTATGTTATGTTCTGCTTGGAACACGAACATGAAGTTGAACGTACCACTTATACCTAAAGGCATTCCATCAGAGAAAGAACCCTGACCGAATGGGTATACAAGGAACACAGCGAAGGCAGCAGATACAGGTGCAGAGTATGCAACACAGATCCAAGGACGCATACCTAAACGGTATGATAGTTCCCACTGTCTTCCCATGTATGCAGAGATACCTATAAGGAAGTGGAAGATTACCAATTGATATGGACCTCCATTATACAACCACTCATCTAGTGTGGCTGCTTCCCAAATGGGATAGAAGTGTAGTCCAATTGCATTGGAAGATGGAACGACAGCACCAGAGATGATGTTGTTTCCATATAAGAATGAACCAGCAACTGGCTCACGGATCCCATCGATATCGACAGGAGGGGCAGCAATGAATGCTATGATAAAGCAAGTAGCAGCAGCTAACAAGCAAGGAATCATTAGGACTCCAAACCAACCAACATAAATGCGGTTGTTTGTACTAGTTACCCACTCACAGAACTCACTCCATCCAGATAACAAACCTTGCTCCTTACGAGTAATAGATGTCATTGAATTAATAGAACGTGTGTGTGAACGGTATGAAAAGACATTATGACCCCTTGGTCTTGGTTAGGGGGAATATAGGGACTTACATCAGCGAATGCCCACATTATTTATATTAACATAACTTCACACATTTAGTCAACCCCTTGTGCCAGTTAGTAACTTGGTTCTAGGTCTGACGCTGGTTCCCACACTGGAACCACCTCATGCTTGTCTAATTTAATGATACTATTCTTAATCTTTTCTTCCAATTCTGTAACGGTTAGACTGTGTATGAGAACGTCATTGTTTCTGTCGTACACATGGAAAAGAAGATCGCTCATCATATCTTACCCAATCTGCTTAACCTATTCTCTAATACCTGTACTCTTCTCTCTAGTTTAGATACTTTATCCATAACAGTCTCTTCACCCATCAACTGATCTATCTTACCAGTTGGATCGGCAGGAACAAAAGCACTTTCTGCCCACATCCTATTCCATAAACTTCCTGTCTTCATAACTTGTTGCCTACTCACTTATATATTATAGCATACTATGTCCAGCGTCCTACGGATAACTCCACAGTACCAGTGGTATCAACCTTTCTCTCTTGTACTTGGAACCCTTGCTCTTCTATCTTAGAAAGAATCATTTGTTCTGCATACTGTTGAGTCAATCTATCGATGAACCTTTGAACAGGTACATCAAAGTCCCATGCATCTAACTCAGCAACCAATTCATACTGTTCACCAGTCCACTTGAATCCTACCTCATCATTTAATGCTACACATACATTCCATTGCTTGTGGTCATGTCCTTGTGGATTAACTAAGAGTACATCCTCTTGTACTTCATGTCCTAAT